TGCTGTTGCCTTATCCGAAGGAATTTCTGCTCTCCACATTTTGTCTTTTATATTGCGAAACATTGGCTGGCCCTGCTCACCTGTTGTCTTCCAGATTTCTTCTCTGGTAGCACCAGCCTTCTCCATCTCTAAAGCTTTATCTAAAATATCTTTTTTGAAATTCTTTGCATACTTACCAATGAAAGGCATTGCTTCAGCTTCCGGTGATGCAGCTATTGCCATCATAGATAATCCAAACATCGCAGCTAAAGCACCAGGATCTACTTTACCTTCCTGGCCTGTCAAATACTCACGCTTAGCAGCTTTGTCTTTTAGATAATTGCTAACATTATCGATCCATTCTTGATCAACATCCTGATAAATATCATTCATTGTCATAATTTTATTAACAATCTCGTTATGACGTAATAATCTTGGAGGACCTTTCCCGTCAGACATTTCTTTAGACATTTTTTTGTACTGATCACGAAACATAATTTCAGCAGGAATATTGTCAGCTAACTGGCCAAACCCATCGATAAGTAATCCAGCATTGTATGTATCATTACCAACACCAAGAACAATATTTTGCTCTGATCCACCAGCGCGAGGAATAAGAAATTTTCGACTCTCACCAATTTCCAAATCAGAAAATCCCTTCTTAGATAAAACACGAACAGCATTTAAATAACTCGGAAATCCAAACTTCTGCAATCCGCCAGAGCTGATCATTTGCACAAATTGTTTTCTAGCATCGGCAGATAATGCTGGAGCACCATCAATATCTTTACCTGATATTTGTAATGGAGCCCTGGGATCATCCAAGCCTACCCAATCAGGATTCTGTTTTCTAAATGTTCGATCAAAGGCATTCTTAATAACTTTTGGAATCTGAATTTGCTGAGTTTGTTCTGCCAATACTTTAGATAAAGGCGAAATAAAATTAAGGCCAGTATCGCTCATTCCTGTAGGAACAAGAATTGCCTGCTTGCCTGTGTCTTGCATTATTCTTTCTACTTGATCTGACTTTCCAGCCATAGCTTTATATGTCGATGCCCATCCAATATTATTCTCTGCATTATCAACTAACGAAGTAAACCCGGTGCCACCATGATGTTCTGATTTTGCTGGGATGCCACCAATCATATCTGTTTTAACTGTGCCTGAAAGATCACTCATTGTTGAAGTAATTACTTTACCCTTCAAAGATTCTGGCGACACTACCGGTGTTTTTACTCGCTCTAATTTTTCATAAACATCTGCAAAATCATTCTGCGCCATCAGATCATATTTACTAGCGAGGCCGGGCCGATCCTGTAAATCTTTAAGCAATGCCTTTTCTCTTTTACGAATATAATCTTTCATCGCAGCAGGATCATTTATATTCTTCATTAGACTTTCATCTGTTAAATATCCCATTGAATATAATGCGCGATTAGGAATAATTTGATCGGGCCTATGCATTGAATAAAATGCAGCAGCAGGAGCTTCTTTAGCTAAAGTAATACTGGTACCGCCAAAGTTTGCCTTAAATGTTTTTGCAGCTTGTTGAGCAATAGTTAATGGAAGGCCAGCATCCGCTTCTCTCGAATAAGATAATGCACTAAGTGCAGCTAACGCAGCGCCAGCATTCATTAAAGGAATCGTTAAACCTTTTATCATTCCTTTTTGTGAATTACCTAAAGCTTTTCCTGTTTCTGTTTTAACTGGATCAAATAATTGTGCAACAGCACCGAGCGATGGATGTTTTGCAAAATATCCGGTGTAGCCATTTTCTTTAATAGCTCTCTCAAGCAATGTTGTCATCTCTGCCGGTGATCCATAATCATCTGGATCCAATGTGGCTTTTAAATTATCAGGATCATTCACAAGATCATACATTTGTGCAGCAGGTATTCTTACTTTATTTTTTACATCACCAAGACCACTTTCTCTCACATAAGGTTTATCAACATTCTCAATACCAAATGAAGATCTTTTTGGTGCGCGATCATCTGACAAACGATTGACTTCATCTCTGACTCTTTTGCCAATGCCGGTGTGCTGAAATTCTGGATCAATGACATCTAATGGCTCATGTGACCAGTGAATTAATTCAAAGCTTCCATCCTTTCCTAATGCGCCCTGCAATCCTCTTGGATCACCTTTTAATATTTGTTCAATTCTTTTTTGTCGAATCTTCTGAGCTTGTGTGCTCTGCATAATAATTTCATTCGACATGAGCCCGGTTTTTTGGTCAGCAAAAATAGTATCGCCAATCTTAGCTGTCTGATTTATCGCAGCATTTGGACCAAAGTTTAACCAGGAATTCTGTCCATCGGTTTCAGATGCAGCAGCTCTTCTTGCTAATGGGCCAAACATTGCAAAGTGTTCCAGGAAAGCATTCTTCTCACCAGATGCGCGAAAGCCTACGCCCTTTGATGCATGGCCATAATAATCATGAACCAATCTAAACAAGTCATTAATAAGTGCTGGCTCACCATTAATAAAATAACCTGACTCTGCAAGCAATGGACTACCTGTTGGATCGAAAGATGCATCACTACCAAACCCTGATCGCGTAGGAAATGCGCCAAGAGATTTATTCCTGCTTAATTCTAACAAAGACATATATGGTGACGCTGCGTAAGGATCCTTCTTGCCAATGAAATATGGTTTAACGCCATCCTCAAGCATTTGCTCATACATAGCCACAGTTTCATCTGCTAGAGCCTGGTATGCACGATGCACTTCTGGATTGTCAGGATCATGCTTCATCTGAGCGTAAGCTTCAGCAGTCTTCGCGCCCTGAATTGGATCTGCTTTAATATATTCTTCAGGAGGATTGTACTTTAAACCTTTTGACTCAGTGACCTTCTGTGCAGATTCCTTAATGGCTTTGGTACCGCCAAGCTCGACTGTGCCGACACCGGGAATATTTGCACTGGCTGGCTGGCCCTTAACAGCAGGCATATCACCAACACGCAAACCTTCGTCAACTTCTTTAGCTAACTGTTTAAGGAATTTTGCTCCTAAGCCAAACTTTGTATTAGCCACCAATCATTCCTGCTATTCCTGACTCAACCATTCTGTTTTCAATACGCTGAGCTTCTGTCTCTACCATAATTTTTTCTGTCTCAGCATTTTGCTTAGCAATTTCTGATTTCTTATCTTCAGCATTCGCCATGTTTAATTGAGTTTGTGAGTCGATGTTTCTGATCAGCGCAGCTTGTTGTTCTTCACCACCGCCACCAGCTTGTTCTTCCTGTGCCTTTTGAAGCATTTCTTTTTCTTCATCAGTCTCAGCATCCTGGAAACCCTGCAGAATCATTTGCTGTTTATTAAACTTCTTCAGCGCATCCAATCCTGGACCTTCTAAATTGCCAATGATGCCACCATAGACCAATGGAAAGTATGGTGATGTCTGATCTGTTTTTTCCATGACCTGGTTAAGCACATCAACTGTTTCACGTTTACGAGTAGCGAATGATGGGCCGGTATCTACAACAACTTCCAGCTTCATTTTTGTGATGTCGTTAATGCGTACAAACTTATCCATCTTAGGATGCAAAACATATTCTTGAAGTAGTACAGATTTATCTGTTCCATCCAGGTTTGTTATTTTAACAAATCTTTCATCGTCATAAATTTCTGAAGCCATGCCCAAATAAATATCACCAATACATTGGAAGAATTGAGAAATATTATCACGCAAAATACCTGTTTGAAGATCGACCTGGGTAAGCATTGCATTGATTGCTTTACCGCTAGAATCTGGATCCATCGTATCTTGTGGCATACCACCAGTAGCTGTGCGAATAAAGCCCTGTGTAGTTTCCATTAACAAAGTAGTGTTTGGATCTATCTGTGATGGCTGAACATGCTGAATAGGTCCAAGAGGTATTGGATTACCTTCATCATCAACAGAATTTAATAATGCGTATGCATGCTTACCTAGATGTTGTTCGGCCCATCGAGTCTCATGGCCAGCTACCTGCTCTGGTGTGAGTATTGGCATAGACTTAGGTGATGTTGCAGCATTCATCGCCATGTTAGACACAGCCATGTTGGATAATCTTTGTGCGTCTTTTAATTTTTCCACAAGACCATAAAAATATTGTTGGCCATCAACATAAGATCCATAGCCATAGCATGGTGCAATTGGAATTCTATGGCCAGCGATACGCTTTGGCTTACTTAAATATCCACCGCCATATAAAATACTTTTCTGAATTGTTGTTCTTTCAATTCTGCGCTCACTGGTTTTTTTATAACCACCATCGGCAAGCACAACAATTAAATCTTCATCTAAATCAGATTTGTAAACTGTTTTCTTTTCACCGGTGCCAGGCATTAGATATCTAAAAGCCATCTCACGCTTTGTTACTTTCTCATAATACTCACACACATAAACAAGATTCGTATTATTTAAATTAAATACATTTCTGTTTTGAGGTATGAAGAAATTCTGCATTGTCTTACCAGGATATGCTTCTTCCCATGAATCTGGTGTGTAAGTAACGACAAGTGCTCCCCATTGTGCATCACGTTTATCTTGAGCCTTTGCATTAGGATCAAAGATCATTGTGTTATACGCATTATAAATTGGATCAATAACAATCGTCTGATCAAAATTTTCTGGATCATCAGGAATTAAATAATCGGTACGAAGTTTAACACCACCAACTCCGCCCTTTGACATTTCGCCAACAGCGCAATCTGTTGCCTGTGTTCCATGCGATCTTCGGTAATCTTTACGGAATAATCCGTTTAATAATTCAGCATCATCTTCTGATGTTCTTGAATCGTCAGCGCGATACTTAACTGTTACTCGACCTTCGCGCCATTCGGTATTGAATTTATTTACTGTTTGTGATGCAAGGTCCAATTCCATTCGTGGACGATTTGCAAACTGTTGTTTTACCCATCCTTCCCACTGTGCGCCAGGCACATCAACGAATCGTATTGACTCGTTTGAAAGATCACGTTGATATTCTGAAAGATTCCAGGAATTAGAAACCTGGTTAAGAATTTTACCGAATTTATCTTCGAGCTGTGGAGAGAGATTATCCAAAATGATTCACCATTGGTACGTCTTTGACTTCGACATTCTTTTTAGGCTTGGGTGATAGCATTGCCATCATCATTGCGTCAGCCATGTTTGGCGATTTAATCTCCAGCTTTGCCATCTCAGGTTTACTCATTATTTGTATGCGCCCATTACCGTTATCTGGTTTCTTAGGGATCTTACAAACTTCCTTTCTGATTTGTTTAAGCTTGGGTATCGTGGATGATATGCTAATCATTGTGTCGGGGTCAACATACTCGCCTTTCACAACAGATCGATATGTGTTAAAGAATCTGTCTCTCAGGTACCAATAATACTGAGCTCGTTTATTCCTGAAAGTATCCTCGTTTGTTTTTGAATTCTCTTTGGTATCGCCTTCATGCTTTAAGTACAAAGCAGTGGGCCGATCTGCTGTCTCTGATCCTTTAAATCCTATCGTTTCAATACGCTTACCATGAAGCTTTTGCTGGACCTGGAGCTTGCCACCAATGCCCATACCATCACAATCCCAAGTGAATATGTCAGCCCTAGCATCAATTGTCTTATCAAGCGCCCAATCAAAGCCATCGATGAAATCACCATCAGCCTTGCAATCAATATCCAGGAACACTGAGCCATGCCGCAATGCATAGCCTTTTGGATCTGAGCCTTCATCAGCCGGATCATAGGCAGCTACTTTCATGCCTGCCGGTGTGAATGTCTTGCCAGGTATTAGATGGCAATCAATTGCAGCATCAAACCAAGCTTGTTTAATGATGGCAAAATTTACGCTGTCATAGTAATCGCCTCCCCAAATATTTTGATACTCATCTTCACTGAGGTTTTCAAGGTCATCCAGCCTTTCCATCTCAAGCTCTGGTGGAAACCAGGGATTATCCTCCCAATTTAGCTGGACGATCATGCACATATCATCCTCATACCGGCCGAGCTCAGCTAATGTCTCTTCTGCCCTGGCCAAGTATTTTTTGGCAATAGCATCATCCATTGATCCTCTGTTCATAGTGATCCATATCTCTGGCGGATCCTCACCAAGCGCATTTGCTTTGGCACCTGAACGAATTGATGGTGTTAGAATCTTCAAGCTTTTAGCGGATATCGACTCGCCTTCTTCAATCCAGAGCTTATTGACACCGGCAATTGATTTGAGTGATGTGATGTTTCTGGCCAGGCCCTTATAAAATAACTCACCACCAGACTCGTTAACAATCCTATTGGCCATCACATGAAATCCTTCAGCGCCTAATCGATCAATCTCATCTCTCAAGCTCTCATGAACTGAGTCATCGATACTGTTCTGAAATTCCCTAGCACAGCAGATACGCTCACCATTATCAGCAAACATCAGCATGCAATCACCGACTCCAATGGATTTAGCTGAGCCTCTAGAGCCCACTGCAATTTTTATACGCTTAGGTTTGGATAATAGCCAGGCAATGCCTTCAACAATGCGAAGGTCAATATCATTCTTCAGCATCAGCACTCTTCTTAGTGGTCACCGGTGTGATGGTCCAATTGTTTGTAATCTTCCTACCACCGCTAGTGATATCAGTCTCAGACTTATCTTTAAGGCCCAAGTCTCTCTGCACTATGCTTGGATTTAATAGGCCAGCAGAAGCACCAGTGAGCTTGTAATCGTACATAACGTGCTCTACATACTCGCAGACTGTCAAAAAGTCATCCTTCTCAGCATATCCTTTCCAAGTATTTCTCACTATTCCCAGGAATACACACAATCCTTCAATGGACATAGTACGCATTTTGCTCACATCATGATTGAAAGCATGGCCCTCATAAGCAAATGCCTTATCTTCTTGTAGTGGATTATCGACAACATACTGAAAGTATTCTTCACAGGCAGCTTGGAGCACTGCTGGATCATTCCAAATAGGTTTACGGCCAGTGGTAGGCGCTAGTTTCCAGAATTGATTACCCTTTGGTGCTGGCATTATGATTGCTTCCCATAATTCTTAACGCCATCATGAAATGCTTTAAACATTGCTACATCTTGTTTGGTATACGCAGGTTTCTTGAATCCTTTGCCTATAGTTTCTGTTGATACATTTGAAACATAGATCTTTTTAGAATGGATGGATTTATAACTGCGCCAGGTTTCAGGTATGCATTTGATAAAAGTGATGTGGGCCTTAAATCCTTTGGGCCGCATGAAGGCATAGCTGGTGTTTAAAAATTGAGCAAATCCACCGGTTTGTATCGATAGATCCTCTTCCTTCCTGGCCTCTTTTAATTGCTTTATTTTCCGAGTCTCAGATAACTTTCGGAATTGTTTTTTAGTCTTAGCCATGATGTCTCCAGGTTAGTGGGTATTTACTTATGCTTTCGCATAGAAGGTTTGGCAGATTAGCATTATATCAAATTAATAAATAACCACAATAAAATGTTTCACATGGAACAAAAAAAGTATTGTCTTTTACTATAAAGGTATGGTACCATTCTTTTGTTGATTAAATAAACCACCGAGGAAATACCATGAATATAGATATCTTTGTAATCGCATCAAAAATAACCGATGGCTTTGTAGTTATCGATACTGTAGTGGGCCAGGAAAATGCTGATGCCAAGTACCTGGAGCGACAAGCAGAGGTACAGTTTGCTGAAGAGCGATTGGGCCAAAAAGTGACCGACATATTTTTTCATGGCGGCAAAGGCAATAACCGACAGCTCTACACTAAATTAGATTCATTCGTATGCATGAAGAGAGCTTAATCATGAGAAACATTAATCGATACTTCAAAGTTATAGATAATTCACTCTTCCTGACCACTGGCAAATTGGATTACGACAGAGTAACGGATGCCATTATTGCCCTGGCCAATTACATTTACGAGCACGATATCAATGATGAGTTTATGTGGGATATTGGCGAAGGAGGCGTATGCACTTTAGGTGATCTGATTGTAGGCGCGTATTGGCATTACTCAGAACATCATCTTGGAATGAATTCTGACGGATACGCAG